ACGAAATTCGTTCCATCCAAATGTTTAAAGAAGCTGGGGTGGAAATTATATTTTATGATGAATTATGAAAACTTTTATTGAAATAGGTTCGTGTGATTTTAACACCTTAAACTATCTTGGAGATTTAAATTGGAAGGGTGTTATCATAGAACCTATAAAAAAGTATTTGGATAATATACCACAAAAACCAAATATCCATTATCTAAACTATGCCATTGACTGGTCCCGTGGTCAGCGTGTAATGTTTATGGCTGAAGATTATATTGTGGAACAAGACCGTGATTATGCAGGGATGTCAAGTTTTTATCAATACAATAACGCCCTTTCAAAAGAAATATTAGTAAATACTATTCCAATATTAGATGTTATCAAAATGTGTGATATCACGGAAATTGATTTTTTAAAAATTGATACCGAATTATATGATTACGAAATACTAAAAATGTTTCCATTTGATTTAATATCTCCAAAAATTATAAAGGTAGAAACACGGAATGGGTTGACAGAGTTAGATACAAAGACTGCAATTCATAATCTTTTAATATCAAAGGGATATCATATAGAAACTGATACGGATGATACCTTTGCAATAAAAATTTGAATTAAGTGATTGTTGCCCAAAACCAAACTTATAAAATATACTTCCATATTTATTAGGGTAACCACTTACAAACAATTTTTAAAAAAGGAAAAATATGGCAATCGCAGACCAGTTTAAAGGACTTCCAATTGAAGACCTAATCGTACAACCTTTAGTTGGAATGGCCAAAGGTCAAGCCCAACTAAATGATGTTACTTGGAGATACATCTCTGAAGTAGCATTTGAAAAAGATGAAACAACTAAAAAATCAAAAACAAGATTTCTTGATGTTCAGTTAAATCGTTATGTAACCAACCCCGATACCGGAGTACAAGAGTTACAACAAATCAACTCAATGGTTCCAATGTTACCATTAGTACCACTACCATCGTTAGCCATCACATCTGCTGATGTAGAATTTACTATGGAAGTTCAACAATCTGAAACATCAAAAGATACATCAAGTTCAGAAGCATCACTTGATGTTGAAGCGTCTGGTGGATTTTGGGGTATGAAGTATTCTGTAAAAATGTCTGGTAAGGTTGCTACTTCTAAAGAAAATACTCGTTCAACTGACAACTCTGCAAAATACAATGTAAAAGTACACGCTGAACAATTACCTGCTACTGAAGGTATGTTGAAGTTATCTGATATGTTAAATATGATGATGGAACCATCCATCGTTCAACAAGCTACAAACGCTAACGGACCACAATAATTATTGAAATAAATTAGGATATATGAAATAAATTTTGTATATTTGTTTATTAAAAAGTTATGGTAAATGGCAAAAGTTAATTTAGAGGAACTATTGGGTGGTCTTCAAGAGGCCGCCCAAGTAGTTCTCTCAATACAAGAACGACAACACATCAATACGTTGTCAAAGTATTTTGATGAGGATGGAACTCCCATCACACAAACTTTTAAAATTGGTGATTCTGAAGTAGTAGTTCCACTTTATATCCTAGCAGACCATTCTTCAGTAGGATTAGATGAATTAGACATTCAATTTCAAGCAAGACTACTACCAAATGGAGAAACTCCATCAGAACTCAAAAAAAACTTATTACCTATTTTTGAAAGACAAAAACAAAAAGGTAATGCAAAATATAAACATCAGATTTCAAACATATCGGTTGATGGTGATAGTCCAAACAAAGATGGTGTAGCAACTATTAAAATTAAATTTAAAAAAGATAACAAGCCCGAAGCGGTATCACGATTGGTAGATGCGTTAATTCAACAAATGAACACCACTCCTAATAATCAGAAATAATGATACCGGAATTAGAATTACCAAATTCAAAAAACAAAAAAGAAGAACCGCCAAAAATGAAAAATATCACACCAGACCAACATAGACAACGGTTAGGTATTTTCATAGCCTCTATCTTTGCATTTACATTAGGATTTATTTTCTTTGAATTACAACAAGAACAAAAACTTGATAGTGAATGGAAAGAATTAATTCTTGTTTTAATTGGAGCCCTTATTGGTAACTTTGGAAAAGTAGTTGATTTTTGGTTTCATCACAAACAAGACCAAACCAATCAAAACCAAGAATAATGCCATTACCTTGTCCGGGATGTAGACAACCACTTGGAATAGACCTTAACTTTATTGTAAAAAATCCTATATCAGTATGTCCACATTGTGGAGTAATTATGAATTTTACTACCGATAGTAATGTAGTGGCTGATTACAAAAGGGCTTTGTCTGATATTGAATCTATCAAAACAAAATATAAAGGCGTAGCTAAATTTGGTTCAAAAACTTAACAATTTCTTAACATTAGAAATTTGCCAGGTCAAAAAAAATGATTATCTTTACTATGTAATAATGAGAAAGATGAATGCTAGACAAATTGCTTTGAAAGATATTGGTAAAATGGTTAATCAAATGAGAAATGAAGAACGACATCATTATCATAACAATCAACAAATTTACACCATTAACATTCACGGACCACGAGGTGGTCAGTATGATTATCAATGTTACGAAACCTACATATTTCCAGCTTATAAGTTGAATACCAAAGAAAACCGCCGACTGAATCGTGAATTGGGTATTTAAAAACGACCTTGTAGCTCAGCTGGTAGAGCAATACACTTTTAATGTATGGGTCATGGGTTCGAATCCCATCGGGGTCACAAACAAATTAAAAAGAAATGAAAACATTTAAAGATTTAGAATTTAAAAATCACCCAATGGGTCAAGGTGTTCAAGCCCTCATCTACTTTGATAATGGTTATGGAGCATCCGTAGTTAGAAGTGAACACACTTATGGTGGTAGCGATGGGTTGTATGAATTGGCTGTGCTTAAAAATGGAAATATTACATACGATACCCCAATTACTGCAGTAATTGGATATTTAACTGAAGAAGAAGGAGTTACTGAATACCTTCAAAAAATTCAAGAGTTATGAAAACGATAAACAAAAATAGTAAATTCTATATCCCATCACTAAAACCAACCCTCAAAGAAAGGTTGGAGGATTTGAAATACACCATCCTATTTTGGAAAGGTCGTAAGATGACGTATATCACCACTCGTAATTTAGAGTGGAGTGATTTACGCTATATCTTTTTTCCAACCAAAGGGGACAAGTATGGATATTTAGGAATCACATTCTATAACGATAGTGAATTCAATAAAGTTCTCCTTCCGCTTGTATTAGCAATGGATTATGAAGCTAAACCTTGGTGGTGTCCAAGATGGTTTCTACGATTTCTCCATATCTTTGGAAACGATAAATCAATAGTTCGTGTTCGTAATTGGACACTATCCAATCTACACCGAAAATTAACCAAGGGTATCCAATTTTGGGATTGGAAAACTAAATGGTCACATTACGATTTACGAATCTCTATTTCAGCACCCCAACATCTACAAGACCTTGCAAGTTGGATTGAGGATGGATTTTACAAAAAGGGATATCAAAATGAACTAATTGAACGAATCAAAAAGATTGACCCAAACGCTAACACAAATATTATTAGTGTAGACTATTTAGAAAAACAATTAGAGGATTTAGAAAATGGTAAAACGGAAGAGTAAACAACAAAAAAGAGAACTATTTGTTGAAGATACAATCAACAAAATGTTTGAGATTGCAGGACACTTGGTTACTTACCAAGACATTAAAGATAGAAAGGATGATTGGTTTACTGAATGGACTATGACTGAAGCTCAGAATGATGAGTGGAAACAGTGGGGTATCCAAGAAATCCGTAAACGATTCCGATACAATAAGGAATGGGCAAAAAAAGAGATGAATATGATTTCCCTAATGTGGGGATTGAAATTTAGTGATTTTAAAATTTAATTAAAATGGCACTTGGTATTATAGTTGTAGTGTTATTATGGGCTATCCTAAAACAACTACAACGAAATGAAAAACATTAATATGAAAACTTTATTGTTGGGAGATATCCACGGAAGAAATCTTTGGAAAGAAATAATCAAATTAGAAACACCCGATAGGATTATTTTTATTGGTGATTACTTTGACTCATTTGATATTACAGGTGTATCCCAAATTCAAAACTTTAAAGACATCATTGAGTTCAAAGAATCAACTGATATAGAAGTGGTAATGTTGATTGGTAATCACGACCACCACTATTTGTCTAATGAAACGTATTCAGGATTCCAACCCGCTCTAAAATGGGACATCCAAGATTTACTTACCAAGAATATGCACCACCTACAAGTTGGATATCAATTTGATGATATACTTTGTAG